AGTTACTACAGACTATGCCTGCTGACAGCCCTATGTACCCGATGCTCATTGAGTCTATTGTTGACAACATGAACCTAGCTAAACGTGAAGAGATGATTGCTAAGTTACGTGAGGCACAACAGCCCACGCCAGAGCAACAGCAGATGCAACAAATGCAACAGCAGATGCAACAGCAACAAGCGCAACTCACGTTGGCTAAGGAACAAGCAACTGCACAAGCACTCCAGGCACAAGCTATGGAAGCTCAGGCTAGAGCCGGTAAGTACACTGCGGAGTCACAGGTTGAACAATATAACGCTGAGACACAACGTATCAAGGCTGTATCAGTTAACCTGGACAAGGGAGACGCTGATGATAAAGAGTTCGAGAAGCGCATGAGACTTGCTGAGTTAACACTTAAGAAACAAAAGCAGGACTCAGAGGTTAATCTTAAGAAGCCTCAGGAGGCTCCTGGTGGTCTAGAGGACCTTATGCAGGAACAACCAACAGATAGTCCAGAATAACATAAGAAAACACTTGACAAGGACGTCAAAATATGTTATAATAGAGACATAAGAACGTTAGTCATCCGAGGGGGACAAATGACACAAGACGAACAGAAATACTTTGATAATTTCTTTGATTTATTTAACACTGAAGGTTGGAAGCAATTCCAAGAGGAACTTAAAGCCCGAGGTGAATATCATAATATATCAAGGATAAAAAATACTGAAGAACTTTACTTTGCTAAAGGGGAGTTGTCAGTATTAGACTTGGTCCTAAACTTTGAACCTTATATTCGTCAAGCATTAGACAATGCACAGAATGAAGGGTCCGAAGCAAACTAAGGACTTTAACTTAACGCTTAATTAATCTCGTCGGGCTAGAGACTTAAGCACTTTTAATTCCACAATACTTATTTAAGTACGGAGATTTACAATATGGTACAAGAAAACGATGGTCGATCAGAAGACTACAACGAAGATACACAATTTACATCCTTTGACGAAGATAATCAGGAAAACGTACAAGGCTCCGAAGAAGTCTCTGAGCAAAGAGGAGAAGTCGAGGCTGATGATGATATACCTGAAAAGTATCGTGACAAAGAAATAAAAGACATTGTCGCAATGCACCAAAACGCTGAGAAGCTACTTGGTAAACAGAGTCAAGAGGTCGGTGAATTACGTAAGGTCGTTGATGACTTCATACAATCACAAACCATCACACAACAACAGCAAGCCCAAGAGAACGAAATAGATGATATAGACTTCTTTGAGGACCCCAAGAGGGCTGTCTCCCAGTTACTAGAGTCACATCCTTCGGTTCAACAATCGAAAAAGATGATGGCTAAGATTAGTAAACAAGAGGCACTCTCAAGCTTAAAAGCGGCACACCCTGATTATCAGAAAATTGTGGCTGACGATAAGTTTAAAGAATGGGTTACGTCTTCCAAGATTCGTACAGGTCTTTTACACAAAGCCGACGTAGAGTATGACTTTGAAAGTGCTAATGAACTACTGACACTCTGGAAAGAACGTCAGAGCATTGTTAAGGATGCAGAGAAGAACGAACGCATCTCACGCAAACGCGCAGTTCGTAGCGGCTCTACAGGTAGCGCTAAAGGCAGTACGGAGCGTCCATCTCGTAAAATCTATAGACGTTCAGATATTGTAGAACTAATGACAAAGGACCCCGCACGTTATCAATCAATGGCCTCAGAAATAAGGCAAGCGTATGCGGAAGGTCGTGTTAAATAACTTAAATTTTTAAAAGGTAATTAAAATGGCTAACTTAACTCCTAGCACCAGTAACACAGTTACTAAAGCAAATGCAACTCACTTTATCCCTGAGTTGTGGTCTGACGAAGTAATCGCGGCATATAAGAAATCTCTTGTATTAGCGAACTTAGTACAGAAGATGCCTATGACTGGCAAGAAGGGTGACACTATGCACATCCCTAAGCCTACTCGTGGCGTTGCGGCTGAGAAAACAGCGGCAGACACTGTTACTATCCAACAGAACACTAACGATGAATTAATCATCACTATCGACAAGCACTTTGAATACTCACGTTTAATCGAAGACATCACTGATGTTCAAGCGTTTGATTCATTACGTCGCTTCTACACAGACGACGCAGGTTATGCATTAGGCTTAAAAGTAGACAACGACTTGTTTGCTCTTGGTAAGTCTTTAGGCGACGGTGACGGTTCTTCATGGGTACACAGCGCATCTTACCAGTTCAACAGCTCTACTGGTGCGGCAGAAGCTTATGATGCAGACGGTACTGCTGACATCGGCGAGTTCAACGATAAAGGTTTCCGTGACCTTATCCAGAAGCTAGACGACCAAAACGTTCCTATGGACGGACGTTGCTTAGTAATCCCACCATCGGCTGTTAATGAAATCCGTGGTATTGACCGTTATAACTCTGCGGACTTCGTAGATGGTCGTTCGGTACAGAATGGTCAAATCGGTACGTTATACGGTGTAGACATCTATGTTTCTACCAACGCTCCTGTAATGGAGTCTGGTGTTAAAGCAGGTCTATTAATGCACAAAGACGCGTTCGTATTATGCGAGCAAATGGCTGTACGTTCACAGACTCAGTATAAGCAAGAGTTCTTAGCAACTTTATATACTGCTGATACATTATACGGTCTAGACGTTTACCGCCCAGAGAATGCTGTAGTTATCGCACTACCTGCATAATAAACTGAGTGTTTTTCAAAGGGATTCCTAGTGAGTCCCTTTCATAAAGCACTTATAGAGTGTCCCAACCACAACAGGCATAGGAACTACTAATGTCCACATATACTAAAACTACAAATTTTACAGCGAAGGACAACTTAACCTCAGGCGACCCGGCCAAGGTTATCAAAGGTTCTGAGTTCGACACAGAGTTCAATTCCATTGAAACAGCAGTTAACTCTAAAGCTGATGCAAACAACGGTACACACACCGGAACAACCACAATCTCCACAGCGGACATTGACACACTTCAGATTGACAGTGTGGAAGTCACGGCTACCTCAGCAGAACTTAATACTCTCGACGGCATTACGTCAACTACAGCAGAACTTAATAAACTAGACGGTTTCACTGGTACAGTGGATGACCTTAATTACGCCAAGGACTTACGCGCCACTGGTGTCACTTCGGCTGAGCTAGATAAAATCGACGGTTTAACAGCGGACTCTACGGAACTAAATATCCTGGACGGTGCTACTGTCACCACAGCAGAACTTAATACTCTTGATGGTATTACAGCTACCACTACAGAACTTAATTACACTGATGGTGTCACAAGCAACATCCAGACACAGCTAGATAATAAAGCTGATGATACTACTAGCCCTACGTTAACTCTTAATGGGGACGTAAGTGGTAGTGCTACATTGACAAACCTTGGTGACGCTACGTTAACCGTAACGGTGGCTGATGATAGTCACAATCACACTATTGCTAACGTAGATGGTCTACAGACAGCCTTAGACGGCAAAGCCACTACAGCTCAAGGCGCATTAGCTGATTCGGCTGTACAGCCTGATGACAACGTATCTTTTGGTACTGGTAGTTTCTCTGGAGAAATCGCAGCTAACGGTGGTATTGCGCTAGGTGATAACGACAAAGCTACGTTTGGTGCGTCTGATGATTTAGAGATTTATCATGATGGTTCAAAAAGTATTATACATGAAAAAGGTCAGGGAGACTTAGAAATAACAGCTAATAATCTGTATATGCGAAACAATACAGGTGAGTATTATTTAGGTGCTGTTTCTAATGCTGGGGTGTTTATCCGATACGATAACTCAACCAAACTAGCCACAACATCCACAGGCGTAGACGTCACAGGCACTGTCACGGCTGATGGTTTGACTGTAGATGGTGATGGGACAATACAATCAAACGCCAGTTCATCTGTTCCGACTTTAACTTTAAAAGATACTGATACCACTATTTCTGTTGGGCAATCATTAGGTCGCTTGTCATTTTCTTCAGCAGATAACTCACCAGATGCGGCAGGAGAAAGAGCCTATATTAAAGGATTGTTAGAAGGTGGTGGAACTGCTTACGGTCTGGAACTTGGCGCAATGGTTAGTGGAGGCTCTCCAGCTAAACGTCTTAGCGTGTCAGGTAGCGGAGACGTCTCATTCTACGAAGACACTGGAACGACTGCAAAATTCGTATGGGATGCTAGTGCTGAGAGTTTGGGGATTGGTACGAGTCCATACGCTACCCTTACACTAGCCGATTCAGATTCAACTGTTTATTCATCTACAGCACTACCACCAGCAATAGAAGTCGTTAGCAACACAGACGTTACTGTTGGTGCTACTGCTATGACCCGATATACTGTGGCAGGTACTTCAGGCACAGGTGTTATGTATACAGGTGTAGTGGGCGGTGGCTCTGCTTCAAGTGCTGAGTACGTTATTGGCGCAAGAACTGGCTCATCTACATACACAGAACGCCTACGCATAGACTCTAGCGGCAACGTAGGGATTGGTACAGGTAGTCCTAGCACTAAACTAATGCTTGAGCATAACAATGATGGTGCAGTAGGCGGTACTATTCGCATTAAGGATAGGGACTCACAGCAAGACGCAGACCAACTA